CCAAAAAGAACACATAGTGTTTTAAAAAAAGGGGTCTACACTCACCAAAAAAGAGCAACAAACAACACAATATAACAATTTGTGAAATTCTTAACATTGCAACAATTTAAGTGTAGAAACGGAGGATAACCTCCCAAAACTTTCTCAACTAAAACATAGTTGGCATGTCGGGCAGATCTAAAGACCACTTCCCTCTCGGTATTATACATTACCGGAATGTAATAAAATATAAATAAATATCGAAAAAACAACTATTGAATTACAACACCCAAAAACGACCAATTGGATCAAACGAAACGTTGTCAGAAATATAAGAAAAAGGTGCTCCAACTAAATAGCCAAGCTGAAAATCATCACCACATGAAGCCAGGATTGAAAAAGGAACTTCTGCCCCCATAAAACCATGTGCAACTACGACTGATGGAAGTTGAACATTAGTTGAAGCTAGACCAGAACGACTGCAAACATATTCTGTGTACCATGGTATTGAAAATTCAACAACAGGTTTATATCCTAGATTAAAAATTTGCATAAGTGAATTTAATCCAGTGCCAGCCGGCACAGTGCTATAGTCTGCATTGGATGAAGTGTTGGACATTGAAACAGTTACCGGATTTGTATTGTAAGCTGTGTATGCATATGTTATCTTAAAATTACGAGTTCCTCGTAACGTACGGTAAATAAGCCTATAATGTTCCAATAAACTGATACCAATCGGCAACAAAGTCTCTGGCGCATGAGCTCTTGGTAATCGGGCAAGGGGCACTGATAAATCAACTCCATTAGTAGTAGTGTTAAAATACTCATAATCATATTTATGTAAGTATTCGCGCAAATGAGTTATTCTATCACCAAAAGTTATATTTTTTTCAACCAATAGACACTGATCTTTATTAAAGGTTTCAAAGTCTTTTGAAAAATCAATGCGTGGATTAGACTGAGCTCGAATATAACGTCTGCCACAAGGACGATGTAACTCGAAATCAGTACCACCAGCTACATAAGTAACAATAGTTACTGGATCATCAGCGACAACATCTGGACATCGCAATTGATTAACTACTTCTATATGGAAATGTCCTATAGAATCACTACACCACAAAGAATTAAATAAGAAAGGAACTTCTATGTCAACAGTTGTTTCGCCTTGGATATCAAAGATTTTCGATAGTAACACGTAATTGGGATCAGACCCATCAGTAGCATTTGGATGAAAAACAAAGCGCAATCGACCCGAATGAAATTGTGATGCAAAAATATAAAATTTATATTTAATTGATCCTCTCCAATAGGTAAACGGCAGAGATAATGTAGATAAAATAGTAGGATGCATTACAAGACCATCAAAACTACAATCATACGGAGACACCCATGTCCCACCTAAACTAGCACCAGGTATAGCACTCGGTCTCCACTCGGCAATTCTTAAAATAGAGGGGGTTGCTTTTATGACATTAAAATCCATCTCATCCACAGTAGTGCCTACTAGAGACGGATCGACAGAAACAGTATTTTCCGGATCTGCAGCAAGTTTAAGAGAATAATCAAGTCCTCGAAGAGTACACAAATCTGGTGCTAATTGTAAATTGACTTGTGAAGAAGGAGATAGTGAATTAGGTTTACACAATCCAAAATACGAAAGAGTTTGAGCAATAATGGATGACGCAAAAGACAATGTGGGTGCATAATCACCAATAATTGGAACACCCGATAAAGCTGGCGCAACCGTAGAGAATTTTTCAAACACTTTAGATATAGACTTTTGTGTTTTTTGTGAACTTTCAGATTGAGCTCGAGTAGTATACACAAAAGCTTCAGGATCAACAAAGCGTGCAAAGACACTAACACTCACACTTGTACTTATGTCTGTGCCAACTGCTCGCAATGGAGCTAGTTCGATTAGACGCAATTCAGAATATTGAGTTTGTTCATCTGATAAATCTATTGCCGGAGTATACCAAATAAATGGAACTTTAAGAGTAACAGCAGCAGAAGTTCCTGCACTAATTATAACATGAGGTTTGCCACTACATTCAACAATTCTTTGAACTTCAGTAGACCTAAAAGGAGAATATGAAGCAACAAGTGCCCCGTAGTGAAATCGAGTAGAATTCACGCGAATTTCAAATTCAAGTCCAAATCTGAAATATGCAAAGTGATTCAATTTCTGTTTAAGAAAAACTGAAGCTTCTATTAAATCACCAGGCATTTCAAATATACTGGTGGAAAATGTAGTGCCAACGGTCCAAGTCAAAGTTCGAACAAGACAAAGACGGGTTAATGAATAGTCGAGACCAGAAGGAGGACCCATATTCATCAAAAAATTAGGTGGAAGCGTTTGAGATTCATTTGTAGTAATATTTACCTGATCGTTTAAAGTTGTATTCAATGATGTAACTGTTATAACTGACTCATCTTGTGAACGATCACCGGAATGATTATTTGTTTGTAAAGTAATTGTATTTGGATTATTTGGAAAATAATTTAAAGTCTCACGACTATTAGTAGAGCTTTTAAATCCTCATCTCCAGGAGGATTGATATGAGATTATTCATATCGAACATGTGTTAAATCATACATCTCACCATATTTAGGTAATGTAAGATCTAATGCATGCTTGTTTATTATTGCTAAAACAATATCATAAACTCTATTGTAAACATTTACAGAATAGTGAGATAACTCTAAAAAACAACTTTGAATTGCAGCCTGCAGGGATTGCAATTCTGGTTGTTTCCTATTTTTAAAATACAATATTTCGTAAATGGTACTTAAAGGCAATCTAGCTTCGATAAATGAATCACCCGCAACAATTGAAAAAGTTCGTTGTAAAAATGTGATTGTTTCAAGCGTATCATAAGACACCACGCTTTCCTGTTTATCATATCGAGTATATTTCATCATAAACAAGTCATAATAAGCATTTTCTAGTGACTGATAAGTAACATTACTATCAGGTGGCAATGCAATGACATTATCATCACCATAAAATATGCTTGGATATGCAACCAAGGGATACACGTGTTTCTTTGACATAACTCCCAGTTTCATCAAAACGGAATTTGTCATCAAAAAATTACACATTGAGTTGTATACAGACGTAAGTGGATTACCGGATGGATTACCAGCTGATAATACATAAACATGGTGAGGACCTATACGATAAGCATTCCAGATTTCTTGGAACAAAGCAGATCGCACCTTGTTATGTTCACTAACGCCATACCATTCATTAATTATTCTAAGTACTCTAATGCCTACAGACCGATACAGTGAATGATCAAAGTTAGAATAATCTCCGGCAAAGATTTTATTTTCTTTTCCAACAATGCATTGTTTCTTCAGATTAAAATACAATTGAGACCATTCAAAACTGTGTGCATTTATTCCGATTGCAACACTAGAATCTAAACCAAGCTCACGCATAGCATTAACAAATTCGCCAAAATACATGCGAACTGTTATCAAATAATCAAGAGGACACGATGCGAATAATCGAATTTTGTTATATTGCAATTTTTCATGAGTGATTTTCTCATCCTTAAGAGTATCGCTCCATAATGTTAAAGTTCTTCTACCTGCAAGACCTTCTTGTATTCTAGAGTTCACAGCAGTAAGGAGGCAAGGATCAAGAACATATCGCCCATCTATTACCTGAATATACGAATTCTTTCCATTACTTGTCTTAAACAAGACCCACGGATAGCCAGGTGATGTCGTCAAATCAATTGATTGCTGTTTTTCAAATGGATTACTTTGACAAGCTTCTTGGATTGATAGGTACGGAGCTTTTGCAGGTCGTAATCTACAATGTTTTTCTTTAAATGCCTTCACGGATGCGTCAAGTAAATAATCTGCCAATGGATTTTCATTAATTTGAACATTCTTAAGTTTGGTTAGAGCTAGTTCATAATATAAATGACTTTTACTAAAATCAGCAATATCAACAGATGAGGGTGTTATACAATTATAAAAAATGGTTTTCTCAATCTTTGATATGCTTGGCATAGGAATGACATCTTTGGGAGTTAAACTACACTCAGTAGATAAACCAATTTTGTGTGAAACTGAATAAACATAATTTGGATCTCCAAAATCTACTTCAGGAGGTTCAAATCCTGATTGTATTGCTGGAGACAATATTTCCTTTGACAAAATTAGTGAATAACCACGTTTAAGTGCTTCAACACCAGCTACGTGAAAACCTAAAAACACAACATGTCCATTATTGCTTTCTGCCATGAGCAAAGCACCACAGTCGCCCACAACAGTATGTGCGCGATACGAAAACACTTTAGGAACTTGTATGTCTTCATTATTTTCACCTTTATACACCAAAGTGTCTTCAATATCACTTATAGTGACAAGTTGGCACAGCAATTGCTGGACATTCTCACGAGCATTAACTAAAATACCATCAGCTTTAACATATCCGTAAGAATCAGTCTCTTTAATTAAAAATTTCTCAATACTACGATGTGCTGGTACACTAGATGGTAATTCAACAATGGCAACATCACCGTATTTTGCGTGAATAGTCACATTATTTATTATAAAATGATATTGATTCATATGAGTTTGCA